ATATCTCTGCCTATAAACTTCATCAGTAACGAAGAATTCCCCTGTATTGAGATTTTCTTTAACATATTCTATCAATTTAGAACTATATTCTACCAAATTCTTTCCCTTCTCTATAATAGAAGGTGACTTTTTTTCATCATTCATTTCACTTAATTCCCAATGTTTTTATTTAGATTATGATCTTCCTGGTGTTGGACCTAAAAGATTAGTAGTATTATCTCCATTTATAACATAAGTAGCACCATTAGTTGCAAACACAGCAGCACCAGCAGCACCTCCATCACCTGTATGGGTTGTATTTCCACCTGCTTGACCCCAATATCCACCATTACCACCAGTTTCCCCTCCCTCAGAAGGAGTACCTGTTCCACCTACATGAAACCAA